ATCCTTGCGGACGAGCGGTTCCCGTCGAGGTCACCGTTCCGGCACATTGACGAGGGTCCGGTGGACACCGTGGCCGGCATGACCCTCAACACCGACGCATCCAGCCACATCATGCTCGTCATCCGGCTCGCAGAGCTAGGCGACGTAGGTGCCCTAGACCTGCTCAACGAAATCGCCACGAACACCGATCCTGAGCGCCAGGGTGACGCGAAGCTCGCCCAGCGGGTGCAAACCGCTTTGCGTGCATCACAAACCGTGGATCAAACCGTGTACGACCCCCGGCCCGCCGCCGCCCCACCGGCTCCTGCGGCACCGCCCCCGGCCCCCCAGCCGGTGCGACCCGCAGGTGGCCGCTGGCGGCTGTAATGGCTGCCGTACCCCCGGCCATCCAGAACGCTCTGGGTGTTCGGACGTGGGGCGACGTTAGGGCGATGATCCACTCCGGTGGACCGGCCATCTCGTCGCTGCTCGTCGGGTGGAACGTCGTAGACGACAACAAGGCATCGTTGATCGCCGGTTTGGTTGTCGCCCTCGCATCACCGTTGGCTGCATACCCTGAAGCGGAGAACAACTTCCGCAAATGGCTGTACGGCGTCATTGCCGCTGTCCAAGCGGTGTTGATCGGTGTGGTGGGTGTTGTGGACTCCCCGATAGTCGATCTGCTGGGGTCCGCGTTGGCGATCCTGGGTGGGATGGTGGCGAGTGCAAACACCACTACCTCAACTGGGGTTATTGCGGTAAATAGTCTCCAACCGGACCCATTACCACCACCTACCCGTGGAACAACCACATCAGGGTGGCGTGGGCTATGACCATGCAAATCAAAACCTTGCTTGCCAGCGCGGTTGGCTTGGTGTGGTTCGGGTCTTACATCCTCAAAGGGATTAAACCGGAGATTGATTTGGGTTTGGCCCCTGACGCGCTGATGACAACGGTGGCCGGTTGGTGGTTCAACGAAGCCCGCAAGGAGGGCAATTGAAGCCGAAGAATGACGTGATGACGTTGATATTCCTCATCATTGGGTTACTCGCAGCCGCCGATCTGGTGTTCGTGCAACTGCGGCAGCAAGCCAACGAGGACAACGCACGGGAGAAGCTGAACTGTGTGGTGGAGGTTGTTGAGGCTGCCAGGGCGAACGTCGCTTACAACAACCAGCGCGACCTGGCGTTGCGTGCGTTCGTAGAGTCCGGTAACGGCGCGGAGTTGCGGGTGGTTTTGTCCACACCCCCTCCCCCGTTCCCGCAGTGCGAAATCAACTGGGATAAATAACAGGAAGGAGCCGGGAGTTGTCTGACATTGAACTACTCCCGGCTCCCCCGCACATCATCGGACCCACCTGGCGTAAAACCCTCGAGGGTGGCTGGCACCTACCCGAAAAAACTTTGGGTTGGGGTGTCCTGAACTGGTGGGCGCAGTACGTCAAAACACCGGGTGGGGATCACGCGGGTGAGGCGTTCATGCCCACTTTGGAGCAGGCCCGTTTCGCGCTGTGGTGGTACGCCGTTGACGAGAACGGTAAGTACGCGCACCGGAACGGTGTCCTGAGAAGGATGAAGGGTTGGGGTAAGGACCCGTTGGCTGCCGCACTGTCCCTAGCGGAGTTGTGTGGCCCTGTGGCTTTTGATGGGTTCGCTTTGAACGGTGAACCTTTGGGTAAGCGCCGCCATGCGGCGTGGGTTCAGATCGTCGCTGTCTCCCAGGAGCAGACGAAGAACACGATGTCCTTGTTCCCGGTGATGGTGTCCTCGCAGTTGAAAGAGGACTACGGGCTCGAGGTCAACAAGACCATCATCTACTCAGAGGCCGGTGGGCGCGTTGAGGCGGTCACTAGTTCCCCGTATTCGATGGAGGGCAACCGCCCCACGTTTGTGATCCGTAACGAGACACAGTGGTGGCAGGAAGCCAACGATGGGCATGACCTCGCCGGGGTCATCGAGGGTAACGTCACGAAGATTCCTGGCTCGAGGGTCCTGTCCATCTGTAACGCACACATACCGGGCGAGGACAGTGTTGCGGAACGCGATTACGATGCGTGGCAGCAGGTTTTGTCCGGTCAGGCTGTTGATGTCGGCACGTTGTATGACGCTTTGGAGGCTCCTGCTGACACACCGATTTCTGAGATACCTTCCCAGAAGGAAGACCCTGAGGGGTACGAGGCTGGTTTAGCGAAGCTGCGTGAGGGCATCGAGATAGCCCGTGGGGATTCGTTGTGGTTGCCGGTTGACGCAATCGTGGATTCGGTTCTGGATGTTAAGAACCCGGTCACTGAGTCCCGCAGGAAGTTCTGCAATCAGGTCAATGCGTCTGAGGACTCTTGGATCGCCCCTTACGAGTGGGATGCCTTGGCTAACCCTGAGGCGAAGCTGGAAAAGGGTGAGCGGGTAACGCTTGGCTTCGACGGCTCGAAGTCCAATGACTGGACGGCTTTGGTGGCGTGCCGTGTCGAGGACGGTTGTTTGTTCACGCTGGGTGTGTGGAACCCAGAGAAGCACGGCGGGGAGGTTCCCCGCGAACAGGTCGATGCCGCTGTGCGGTCTGCGTTTGACCGGTTTGATGTAGTTGCGTTCCGCGCTGACGTTAAAGAGTTCGAGGCGTATGTGGATCAGTGGGGCCGGGACTTCAAGAAGCGCATCAAGGTGAACGCTTCCCCGAATAACCCTGTGGCTTTTGATATGCGCGGGCAGACGAAACGGTTCGCGTTTGACTGCGAGCGGTTTCTGGATGCGGTGCTTGAACAGGAAGTTTCCCATGACGGTAACCCGACGCTTCGGCAGCACGTTTTGAACGCACGCAGACACCCCACCACTTTTGACGCTATCTCTATCAGGAAGGCATCGAAGGACTCGAGCCGCAAGATCGACAGCGCAGTCTGCGCCGTCCTTGCGTATGGAGCCCGACAGGATTACCTAATGAGCAGACGTAACAGGAGCAGACGAGTGGCGGTGATTAAGTGACCGAGAATGAGCAGCGCCGCGACGAACTTTTGAGCAAGTTTGAGGAACGCCAATACGGTTTGAAGGACTGTAAGAAGTATTACGAGTCCGAACGCCGGCCTGAGGCTATCGGTATCGCTGTCCCACCTGAGATGCGTGGGCTGCTGGCGAACGTGGGCTACCCCAGGCTTTACATCGACTCGATTGCGGAACGCCAAGAAGTCGAAGGCTTCCGCATGGGCGGGTCTGATGATTCCGACGAACAGTTGTGGGACTGGTGGCAAGCCAACAACCTGGACATCGAGGCAACCCTTGGGCACACGGATTCTTTGATTTACGGTCGCTCGTACATCACTGTTGCAGCCCCAGGTGAGGACGATCCTGGTGTGGACCCTGATGTTCCGATTATCAGGGTGGAGCCGCCTACGTCTTTGTACGCGGAGATTGATCCCCGTACCCGCGAGGTCACTGAGGCTATCCGCGCTGTCTATACCGAAGATCAGGCCGAACTGATTTCCACGACGTTGTATCTGCCCGATGAGACTTTGCAGTGGGTTCGTAAACCTTCTGGTGAGTCTTACTCTGGGTGGAATTACAAGGACGGCAACCGGGATTACGGTTGGCGGCTGGTGTCCCGTGTGCGGCATGAACTTGGTGTGGTGCCGGTGATCCCTTTGCCGAACCGAACCCGGTTGTCGGACCTTTACGGTTCGTCGGAGATTACCCCTGAGATTCGTTCGGTGACTGATGCCGCCGCACGCATTTTGATGGACATGCAGGGCACAGCGGAGCTTATGGCTATCCCCCAAAGGTTGATCTTCGGTGTGAAACCGGAGGATTTGGGTGTTAACCCTGAGACTGGGGAGAAACTTTATGATGCGTATATGGCCCGTATTTTGGGTTTTGAGGACGCTGATGCCAAGGCGCAACAGTTTTCTGCTGCGGAGCTTAGAAACTTTGTGGATGCGCTTGACGCACTTGACCGTAAGGCTGCGGCGTACACAGGGCTTCCCCCGCAGTACCTTTCGTTCTCGTCTGATAACCCGGCCAGCGCGGAGGCGATTAAGTCTTCTGAGTCGAGGCTGGTGAAGAAGACTGAGCGGAAGAACAAAATCTTTGGCGGTGCCTGGGAACAGGCTATGCGTGTCGCCCACAAGGTTATGACCGGGGATATCCCGTCTGACATGTATCGCATGGAAACGGTGTGGCGTGACCCGTCCACACCGACCTACGCCGCCAAAGCTGACGCCGCTGTGAAGCTGTTCGGCAACGGTTTGGGTGTGATCCCGAAGGAGCAGGCACGCCTGGATATGGGGTACTCGATTTCGGAGCGGGATCAGATGCGCCGCTGGGATGACGAGGAAAACCCGATGGGGCAACTAGCCGCCATGTACGGTCCCCCGAAACCTGTTGATACGTCGCAGATGAAGGATGCGCCGCCTGAGGCGGTGGCCGGGTGACCCCAGAACAGTATGCGATTTATCAGGCTGCTATCACCGCTGCTGCGGCGCAGTACGCCGCACAGTTCGCAACCTTTTTCGCCCAGCCCGCTATTAGTGCGGCTGAGTGGGTTCGGTTGTTGCGCCTCGTCTTCCCTCAGGTTGAGGTTTTTCGGGACAGGTCTGCGAAGCTAGCCCGCGAGTTCTATGACAGTCAGCGTGCGGAGTTCCATCCGGAGTTGCCGCGCCATGACCGTTACACGGAGCCGTACCAGTTCGCGTGGTTCGCCACGAACATGGAGCCGGTGCGTAAGAAGATGTCTCAGCAGATGTCACCTGAGTCCGCTGTTGCACAGTTTTCGTTGCAGCTTGTTCGGGAGGTTGAGAACGCGGGACGCCGCCAGATCATTCGTGCGGTTGAGTCTGATGACGCTGTGGTTGAGAAGTTGAGCCGCCAGCAGGACCCTCAAAGGTGGGTTATGCCCGGTGAGTCCCGCCCTGTTCTTGGGTGGGCTCGAGTCGCCACAGGGTTGGAGACTTGCGGCTGGTGTTTGATGCTGGTGTCCCGTGGCCCGAAACTTCGCTACAAGTCCGCTAAGAGCGGTGGTTCGAAGGTCGATGACGAAACCACGCTTGCCGCCCTAGTCGCTGACAAGGATGTCACTCAGTTTATGAAGGAGTGGCATGTGGGTTGCGATTGCAAAGTTGTCCCGGTGTTCGATGAAGCGAACTGGCCGGGGAAGGCCGCTCAGGAGCGTGCCCTTCAGTTGTGGATTGATGCTTCCTTCGCCGCCGACGAGTGGGTTGAGGATCATCCGAACCGCTATCACAAAAAAGGTAAAAACAAAGGCAAGAAGATCACTCAGAACGAGGAAACCGTTCTTGCTTTGCGCCGCCGCCTCGAGAGCGGCGACATAAGTTCCCAAGAATGGGCTGCCTTAACGCCGGCAGCCTAACGTCCCGCCCAAGACCCTTGATGGGTCTTTTATTGCCAGGAGCAAAAAAATTATGTCCGACGAAACCCAGTCTGTTGACGCGGCTGCCCCGACCCAGGAGGCTCCGAAGGTCGAATCATTCTCGAAAGAGTATGTGCAAGAACTTCGTAACGAGGCTGCCAAGTACCGCACGGAGAAGAACGATGCGGTTGAGCGCGCTAAGGCAGATGTTGTCAAGGACTACGAAGGCAAACTTTCCGAAAGGGAATCTTCGTTCAAGGAACTTCAGGGCGAGTTGTCTGTGAGGGCGCTCGAGTTGCTGAAGTTGAAGGCTGTTGTGGCCGCTGGCATCCCGTCTGAGGATGTCCTTGATGTTGTTTCTCTGGTGCAGGGTTCCGATGAGGAAACTGTGTCGGAGAGTGTCGCAAGGGTTAAGTCGCTGATTGGGAAGAATCCTCCGAAGGATCGTCCCGTTGACCCATCACAGGGCACAGGCAACGTACTGCCTCTTAACGGTGACCCGCTTCTCAACATGGTGAAGCGTGTTGTCGGTGCCAATAACTAAGAAAGAAGGATAGCCAATCATGGCTGACATTTTCCACACTCCCGCACCGGATACCGTTGCCAAGACCACTGACACAATGTTCAGCGGTTACTTGGACCCGGTTCTGGCCCAGGATTACTTCGCTGAGGTTGCGAAGGTTTCTATCGTTCAGCAGATCGCACGCAAAATCCCGATGGGACCGTCTGGCGTTCGTATCCCGCACTGGACTGGTGAAGTCACCGCCCGGTGGGTTGCTGAGACTGAGCAGAAGCCGGTCACCAAGGGTGACATGACCAAGCAGGACGTGGTGCCGTTCAAGATCGCCACCATTTTCGCTGCTTCGTCTGAGGTTGTGCGGGCGAACCCCGCTAACTACCTTTCGGTGATGCGTACCAAGGTCGCTGAGGCGATTGCGCTTTCGTTCGATCAGGCTGTGCTGCACAAGATCGACTCCCCGTTCGGGACCGCTCTGTCGGACACCACTAAGGAGCAGGCTCTTGGGCCGAACGCCTACGATGCCCTTAACGGTGGCCTGACCCAGCTTCTTGCCGATGGTAAGAAGTGGACCGGCACCCTGCTGGACTCCAAGACTGAGCCGATCCTGAACGCTTCGAAGGATGCTGCGGAGCGCCCGCTGTTCCTTGAGGCGACGTACACGGATATCAATTCCCCGTTCCGCACTGGCCGGGTTATTGGGCGTCCGACTTACATTTCGGATCACGTTGCTCAGGACGAAGTT